TGGAATATATTCAAGAAAGGGTGAGATATTATCCGATTATTTTGCTAGTGATAGTTCTGATTCGATGATAGATTTTGAGTCTTATATAACTTCGGGATTTTCTAGAAATGGAATTATATCACCAAATTTATTAAATCTTGAATTTCTATTTGATGATGATGATTCCGACATCTATACAATAAATAGATATATGGGATTTTATGTTTCCCGAAATGATCTAGCCTCTCTTAGACTTAATGGAGATTTCTTCTATAAATATAGAAACATCGAAGGAAATGACGATCTACCAAAACCGAGCAGAAATAGTTTTGGTTATTATTATGATAGCACAACATATCCAATAACGGCAGAATCAGGTATAATGCTATTCTATGAGAATGGTAGCGGATTTTTACCAGGTTCGAATGATACAAATATATTGGATAGTAATAAGTTATATTATATTACTGATAAGGATAGCAATTTCTATAGCTTAAGCAGGTCCGAATTCTATGGAGGATCAACCGGTCCTAATTATGGTCCATATGATTATTCGACTGGTTTATTCTCAGCAACTGGATCAACTGGATCAACATCTGGAAATGTAGTGATACAGAATAAAAAAACGGATCTGCACAATTTCACAGGAACTAGTAATAAGGTGGCAAGTATACCTGCAAAGAATGCAGATTCTCCAGGTAGAGCATATTGTGAGGTTGAGTTCTTGAAAAAATCGGATCTAGTGAATCCAATATATTTTAAATTATATTGGCCAAATGGATCACTTTATGATGGATCCGAAAAATATGATCTGGTAGAGTCCGCTGATCTATCAGCAATTATACCCTGGGTTGATGGATCTTTTTATAGTACTGGTAATACGCATTATTTTAATGCTTATGGTGATGACTTATCCAAAATTGCTAGTTCATTCTCCAATATAATAAAGAATATAGATCAGGTTACTGTTGAAAGCGGGGTAAATCTTAATTCTTCAGTTATACGACTTAGAGATTCCGGTACCTTTGGTAATGACTTATATTCGATTAGTATATTTGGTAATTATAGCGATTTTGAATCTAGATACAAGGGGATATGGGACAATACTAGTTCCTATTCGGTTAATGATATAGTTAAATATGATGGATATTATTACACAACAGCTTCAATTATAAATGCTCCATCATCAGGTAACTTTAATCTCAATCCAATATCTGCGGGATGGAATAAATACGACACCTTCACTTATCCCGGATATGTTAAAATTAATGGCATTGATGCATACGAGATATCAGGAACTATTAACTTTACTGGGGGTACCAGATATAGCGGAAATAGGCTTATTTTCGGCTCATCGTACGAGGGATTTGTTAACGTAAATGATTTTGTAGTAACCAAAACCGGTAAAAGTAGAGTTATGGAGGTTTCAAAGTATACCGACGAGCCAGTAAGGGATACTCAAACTAATATAGTTACTGGTTTTGATAACTTTACGTATAGCAGAGTGGCTATATTAGAGGATGAATTTGCGGAGGTTGATCTCGGTTCTTCTAACTCGTTCAATTCATATAAATCAGTGGACCTAAATATAGGGGTATTCAGCTTCTTTGATATGAAGGAATTCGATTTTGATTTTTTTACTTCGAATTATTCATACACGCCAACTGCAGAAACTTATAAGTACTATCAAATACAGCCAGGAGTAACCGGATCTATAAATAATGGTATACCTTACTTGGTAAAGAGAGGACAAATAATATATAATAATGTACAATATGATCAGGGTTCAATATTTTATGGAACTGGTGGAATTACATTGTTTACTAGTGCAAATCCTGATCAGAAGGATCTCATAGTATTTCCAGCCCAATATTCAACAGTTACATATAATAGTTCAACAACCAACTATGGATCGGACATAGGTTATAACGTCGATTTAGATGCGTTTAATGGATTTATTGGAATCCAATCATTAACACCATCATCTTTGAATTCTAGTGCCTCTAAACTTGAAGTATTTAACAGGGGAAAACTTAGTAGTGAATATGATTACCTGGAGGAAAACTATACAACATCGAGAGCTAATATTTCCAGAATAGTTCCTTATATAAATAAATGGGCATACACATCAGGAACGGACTCTAGAGGAAATTTATATAGATTAAATTCAACACCAGCCTTTTCACCAACTAACTTTTCGCCTAGTTTAGATAGGAACGAATCTGATTCCCGATACCTTACCCATGAGTGGCTAATATTAGAGAAGCCACCTAGAGATTTTCCGATAAGTGAGATGAAAAATCAGAATAGCTATTTACCAGGTATGGTTGATCTAGATATGGCTAGAAGCTCTGATCCAGCGGATGCTCTGTATCTGTCGTCCGTATTTACTGTGGATCCTTCTGACTATTCACCAGAATATAGGGATCTAAGTTCATATACTAAGGAATTATTTACACCTTTTAGTTTTAATGAATCTAGTGGATATTATGAAACATTATTTAGGGGAATAAAAGTTGTATTGAAGAAAAGATCAAATTTATCAAATTCAAATGCCGATTCTCTTGATAAATATATTAGATTATACAGAGGTTATGAAGATTATAAATTCTCTGCTATTATTAGGGTTGTAGATGAGAATTCAACATCAATACAATCACCGGTATCTTATGAAATAATAGAGAATGAACAACAGAAATTTGTTTTGTTCGTATGTTACGTTCTTATTAACGATTATAAGTCACAGGAGCTTGGTTATTCGGGATTGACCGGTGGAGATCCTATATTGGATTATACACTTTTATATTCCCTTAGTAATAAGGAGAAGTTAAATTATCCTCTTGTTAATAACGAACCATTTTATAAAATAGGTGACATCAAATTAAGTGCTGCATTGGACTTATCGCTATCATCTGGTAGTGTGGTAAATACGACCGCTGTACCTGGCATAATTAATTCGATATTAAATCCTGATTATGATACTGACCTTAGAGAGGAAATAAACACAATATTCTCTCCCAATACTGCAGGTGCAACAGCTGGACCAAGTCCTATAGGTGCCGGTAGTTTCTATGTAAATTCCATAAATTCAACATATCCCTGGCCGATTGGCGTTGGACCTAGCTATATAGAATTTGGTAAAATTGCAACGGGTGGCGCGGAATATACATTTGATATACAATTCTCTGCATCTGATCCAGTCACAGTGCCAGTGGGGCCTTCTTCGGTTTATAAAAATCAGCCGGTCTTTCAAGTTGAAGGAGGTGAGGAGTATTATAATTTCATATTAAAAAGAACATCAGCTGCTGATATATTAAGCAGAATAAACGGAAGTTCTCCCTATATAAAATATAAAACTTATTACTGGGATCCTGTTTTACTAACAACAAAAGAATCATTAAATTCATTTGAGTTGTATATGGAAAAACCATCCAGGCTATATAAGGGTAATGGATCAAGAACAACCAAATTTTATGGTGGGCCTCAGACAATAGGTGAATCTGTTCCGACATCATATATAATACAACCTAACCAGGACCTTCCGTCCTCCTTACTGAGATACTCTGGTGGATATTCACCTTTATTCAGAAAGGTTGTGTATTTTGATTATGATAAGACCGATACCATAAGCGGTGATAATAGTATAGATTTATCATTCAGAAACTGCAATTTCGCTCCTAATAAAGAATATTTTGGAATTCTTAGAAATCTTCCATTTACTAAGGTTGATAAGGGCAATAATATATTAAGTCTGAGTAAAGATCTGCCTGAGGGTCCGGTATATCCATTGGTTGGCCAATCTCCAATATGGAAAAAGAATTTCAATATATTCTCTTCAAGTTGGGATCCTGGATACTATGACCAATTCAATGGCCCAACCACATATAATCAGGTTGCTGGAACAAGAAGCATGAAGGAAAATAAATCTTTCCTTGCTTCCAAAATTATGAAAACCCCGGGTAACTTTGATTTCAGTAACTATATAACATTAGAGATATCGAGAACTTCCGGATCAACAAATATAAATGATATAAATAACGCAATACTTGGATATAGTAAACCAGTCCAGAATATATCTCCATCTGATTCAGGTATTGGTATAGGAAATGTTGGACCTTACCTATCTGGTGTTGATTATAATAAATTGGATATATCTATATTTCCGAATGCTGAAATTATATGGCAATATTTTCCATTGGTTAATAAAATAAGCGGTATAATTAGACTTGATAGGATGTTGAGAAGATATCTTCTTAATTCTGGTATAAAACAAACGTTCATAGACAATATAATATCAGATTTTGGAGTGGGTAATCCTGATTCAATAGACGATGATGTTAATGACTATATAGATCTTAACGTTTCCCCTCTATTTCAGGGAAATGTATTTGATCTTTTTGTTAATAAAACTTCTCAATCGTCCGGATCACAAATAGTTGATTATGAGGTTAGAGGTGATATAAATCAATCGGAAAGATTTAAAATGGGATACTATCCCGATAGTAATTATAAATTAACTAGAAATACGGATTTAATTTATAATTTTGAGTATAATCTGGAGAAAAGCTATAACTATTCAATATTATTTAACCTAGGAATTATTAAAATTTAATTATGCCAAATATAAATATACAATCTTTAGAATATTCGGACTCCCAATCGGAAATGTTCGATAAGGTAAATCTTAATTTTGATGAGATTATCGAAATACATGGGGGATCGCAAGGTAGGATAGGACCTACTGGTGGTGATGGAGCCATCGGTGATAGAGGTAAGCCTGGACCTACTGGAAATACAGGAGTCAGAGGAAATAGATGGTTTATTGATATTTCTCAGCCTTCCGGGCCAGGTGACACTGTTATTTATGGTGATTATTGGGTTAATAGAGATTCTGGTATTATTAATATATTTACTTCATTGGGATGGCAACCTACTGGATATAGCTTATCCGACGGAGATTCCATATTTAAAAATTCGGGGTCCATATTCTCCACTGGTATTACCGGATCAGCAATATCATTAAATCAGATAACACCATCCGATTATCTGGTCATAGTAGCCGATAAAACACCAGGTTCTGGGGTTTTAAATCAGAATCTAGCTAAATTTTTATTATCGACTGATACCACAGTAAATGATTCGCCAATATTGGAATTCTCAAAAACTAATATTGAGGATGGAAATATAGCTGACTATTCACAACATCCAATATTTAGATGGAATAATTTTACTCCGACCGACGATGGCTTGGTATTAGAAATACCAGGGGGATCATTTATAATAGGAGCATCTGGTGGATCTGATATAAAATTCAATGAATTTATAATGAATTCACCAGGTACAATATCATTTAATTATGGTACTACCTCCGGATCAGGAATATACTCCACTGGTGGATTTGAGATTAATGCTCCCAGCGGACAATTTAGTATACTGAGTTCAAATATAAGCATTACCGGGGGTACATCCTCAATATCAGCTCCGGTTCAATTAAATCCAAGCTTACCTGATGGTGTTTTTAGTACTTATTTATATAGCGGTGGAACCGCACCAGCACTAAGAACTACCAGATCTGGAGATACCTTTTCTACTCTATCCCATTCCGTTTATAATATTAGTTTGGAGTCATCAAATGGAGGACAAAGAGACTTCTTTATAGATACAAGGGGTAAAATTAGAACCAAGAAAACTGAAACAGGTATATCATATGCTAATACTACCACTGATGTAACGAGTGCTATAACATCTCCATATACAGCAAATACTAACTGGTATATGTTAACCAGGACAGGAACTCCGATAGATTCATCGGTCCTACAGGATGGTAACACTATGGTCATAAACCCAGTTGTTCCTACCAGTGGATTTATAGGGATTGGTATTTATACAGGATCCGATTATTCATTAGGTACTACTGGTGGTATTAATAGAGGTGAATCTATAGATATAAATGTTCTTGTAAGTCCCAATGATCTGGTATATCCCAGTAACGGAATAACATTTATAGGAAAGGGAACTACCTCCGGTAACATTACTAGCTTGGTTGAACTTTCTAATATAGCATCCTCATTGGATCTAACCATAGCTAGAGGTGTTACCGGAGATTATATAACGGTTTTTTATAGATCATATGGAATTAATGGCGGATCTGGAGGATCTTTTACTATTTGATATATAGTGTAATTACCATTTAATAATATGACAGAGTTACAGTTACTTAGAATAGAAGAAGGGGATTCTCAGAATAATATAATTGATAAAATTAATTATAATTTTACCGGTATAATTGACTTCGGTGGAGGCCCTTATGGAAAGATAGGTAAAATTGGACCTGATGGAAATAAGGGAGCTACTGGCCCGGTGGGTTCATACGGGGATCTCGGAAGGAGAGGTAGTATATGGAACATTGGTCCGACACAACCCCAAGGAAATAACGTATATTTATCAGATTATTGGATGAACACTGATGAATTTAATAATATATACGAGTTCAACGGAAATTCTTGGGCATTGAGTGGCATAAACGTAAGATCCAGGGATTTATTTTATGTTGATGGTCCAGTAATAACATCATCGGGCAACAGTACTAAAAGGGGTTATTACATATCATCTTCTCTTCCCTTAAGTTATACAACAGTAATTAGTGACGTCCAGATAACAAGTGGATCAAGCACCAGTTCCCCTAATGCGATACCAAATCCGCAGTATAGTAAATTCGTTATATCCACCGATGGACTTAATCCGAATAAGAATATACTGGAGTTTAGTAAACACCAGTATTCTTCGAATTTAGCATTTACACAAAAAACACCCAGATTTTATTGGACTCAGGGAGCGACATCAGCAAGAGGAAATTATGGACTTAGCTTGCTTAGTGGATATAGATTCGATATAAACACTTCTTCCGATTTATATATTGCTTCCATTTCGTCAGGTATTAATTTAACCTCAACTGGAATCAATATGACAACGCCTAGTACTTTACCATTCGGTATAAATGCAACATCGAGAATTACATTTAATTTTTCGACAGGTTCAGCCATATTCTCGACCAGTAATATAAGTTTCTCAGGTGGATTATTTTCTTTTAAAACCCCGATATATTCTTCTACCCAAAGTAATAGTGTTATTCCAACGATGAGGTTGGCTTCAGCGTCGGCTAATACTGGAAATATTAGATATGTTTATCCATCCACTGGAACTAAGCTAATAAATCTATTTAGAAGTGTTCAATCTGGATCTATTATAAACTATGTAGATGGGTCTGGATTATTTTATTTTAATAAAAGAGTTAATTCCATACAGAATGCACAATCTGTAACTGCAACAACGACATCGGTAGTTGCAGGAACACAGATAGATTGGGTTACAGTTCTTCCCTCTATCTCATTAACGTCAACCGGCAATTATGTATGGTCGAATAATGGAATGGATTTAGTTGTAACAAAACCAACATCTACTGCAAACCAGAGAGGATTATGTTTATGGACTCCTGCCACTGGTGGAGCACCTGGTGGAAATGGTGGGTGGCTAAAATTATTGGAAAATGGTGAATCGATAAACTTTAGAGTTCATAGTGGCAATTCAGGAACTTCTAGTACCGATAATTTTAAATTCATTGGACTAAATACTTCAAATAATCAGGGAGATGCACCTAATAATACACCATCTTCAAACTATTCATTTATTAATTTATCTGCATCTAATGGGGTTGGAGCATCTACAATAGACATAACAATAGTTAATATACAAGGAACCGGATCAACTGCGGGTAACAGAAGATGGTTCAAAGTATATTATTCAGCATGGGGAGGTGGATTAACAACAAACCAATGTGGTGTACTAACAACATATAATGCAACAGCCTAAATATGCACTTCAATACTAAATATATTTTTCAAGGTGACTCAAAAAGTGAAGCCTTAGCTAAGATTAATTACAACTTTGATCAGATAGTTTCTTTTGGTGTTGGTCCTAATGGTCACCAGGGTGCTAAAGGAGCTACCGGAATATATGGGCCAGCTGGATTCAAGGGAATTAGCGGAACTACTGGTAATAGAGCAAGTAAATGGTATAGCCAATCAGCTCAACCTGCCGGAAGTCAACAATATGATTTATGGATAGATTCCAATACTGCGGACGGAGTTGTTAATCAGAAGGGCTCAACCGGTTCTTGGACCGATACTGGATATAGACTTTTTAGTTCACTATACTTTAAATCTTATGAGTTTATACAGGGACCGGCCGGGGTAACAGATAAATATGTCATTGGTCTAAATAATGTCGGTGCATCAGCAGCATATACCAACCTGGTAATAAGTGATTCTGATATGAGTATATCTGATATAAATCCAAACAACTCCAAGGTATTAATTTCTACTGATGATCAGATAAATTTGCCAGTGATGGGATTTTCTAAGTCCGGTGCTATATCGAACTCGAGACCATCTTTCTATTGGAAAAATACTGGAATTCTGGGTGATTTAGAATTCAGATCAGGTGGAATATTTAGGATAAGCTCGTATCTTGATACTTCTATAAATACCGGCACTTCAAGATTAAATATATCAGGTAACAGAATAAATTCAACCTCCCTTAATTATAGCTTATCTGGTGTAGGTGATTTTACTATAGCATCGAATAACACGATTGGTGCAGGAACTTTCTTTAATGTTAATGCATCAAATTTGGTCTTCAATCAGCTAGCTTATGATCATCTTGGTTCAATTGTAATATCCGCTGCAACTGGATCTTATTTATTAAATAATACACCTACAACGGCATTTGCGGGAAGTAATATCGAGCTGGAAGTAAGTAGCTTAAATAACTCGATATTTGAATTTACCGGTATAGGTGGAGGTAATATACTTTCTGCTAAACCTCAGGGAACAGTTTCAAGTGGTAATTTTTCGCAAACTATATTTGGGTCAACGGGAGGAGCCACTGGTGGAACTGGTGGTCCATATTCATATCATGTCAGAAGACTACAGCAAATAAGACAAAACACCATAAATGTAAATAATGTTACCTTATATCGTGCTACCTTTGGCTCAACGGCAAATCTAACAAATGTTTTTGATATAAGAAATCTCACATTTTGGGAATCTGATGTTATAGTGGTTACTCCGCTTTCCTATACTTCGGCCGGCGGTGTTTATTTATATGTTCCAGCCGATTATACGCAGAGCATATATCCAATATATTCCTATAATAGATCCAGAACATTTAGAGTGATGCTAGATAATACTGAAACCAATCCAACGGGTAGAAATATACTTGGTCTTATTGTAGACTTTAGTCAATTTATTTCCAGTATAGGTACGGTGGTAAAAGTTTACGTCCAATTCCCTTCGACAACATGTCAATATGTTGATCTTACCTGGTTAGCATACGCTAATGCAAATAACGCTAATACCAGGTTATTCTGGAAAACATGCGATGGCAGGGGAGGATATTTAGATCTGACTAATCTATATTCAGTTGGTGTAGAACCACCTCCATCTAGTGGAACTGCTGGGGGTACCGTTCCTACTAGCGGTGGATCTTCTCCGGGTGGAGGTGGATGTCCGACTCCTGATATGCCTATTATGATAAGTCCGGAATTAAGTATATTTGCTGGTGATCTTCAAATCGGGGATGAAATATATACCATACATGAAATTAGTAACGAATGGGGTTATTATAAAGTCTCATATATAGAAACTACGATACAGCCTATAGTTTCTGTAAATATAGGAGGAAAAATATTAACTGTTTCTGATACGCATAAATTTTTATTAAGTTCGGGAGATTATGTTTCTGTTAGTGAAATTGAAATAGGATCCGAAATAAAAACGATGAACGGAACTTCAATACTTGAATCAGTGCATGCTATTGGAAATGGTGAGGTACTAAAAATAGAAATAGAAGATGCTCATACATATGTTATTGATAGTATCATATCTCATAACAAGATAGTAAGATCATTAACAATTGAACCATAAATATAAATGTAATATAATATGATAAGCTTAACAACAGAAGAAAAATCAGAAATACTCAATCTATCCAGAAATTTCGTTGAAATTCACCAGGAGATAGTGGGAGTAGAAAAAGAGATTAAAAGATTGGAGGAGTTATCTTCCGAATTAATTGCCAAATTGGAAGATTGCAGGGAAAGAGAATGTGATTTCACACAGTCACTTTCTTCTAAATATGGCGAGGGTTCATTGGACGCTATTAATTTAGCATGGAAAAAAGAAGAATTAGTAAATGAAGTACTTTAGCAAGGAGACGGTTTCAAAAGTTGGTAATATAGTTACCAGCAGATTTTTTATGCTAGCTATGCTGGTTGTATTGGTTCTGTTATTACTTAGACAATGTGGCGAAGCAGATAATGCTAAAGCTGAAGCATTGAGAGAGCATAATAATTATCTAGCATCACTGGATAGTGTAAGAACAATCAAAAATGACATGGGTCATTTAATACAGGAGAAAGCAACATATGAATTAAAAGCTTCTGAGCTTTCTGCGGAGCAAAAGAATTTAATTCAGCAACTAGGACTTAAATCAAATGGTAGGGGTGATACTCCAAACTCAGTAATCAATATGATAGCCGAGATTAGAGATAGCATTAATGTAGCATCCACTATTGTAAAGGACCCAAATGGAGCAGAATCAATAACATTTGTACATAATCCGCAGATGCCAGGGAATAATAAATTAAAAATCGATGGTAAGACTCCATATGTTGTGGAAATACGTGTAGATCCAACAGATTCTACCAAGTATATAGCATCCGTTATACCAGGTCTTACCTCATTAATAATGGAGCAGAATATAGATATAACAACTGGAATCTATAGAGACCCAAAAACTAAAAGAATGATGACGAGGGTTAGTACAACATATCCGGGTCTTACTTTTAATGATATAAATTCATTTGACATAACGGATAGTCCAGATACCAGAAAAGCGCTAAAAGCTGCTAGAAAGGAATTTGGGTTTGGTGCTCAATTGGGATACGGTCTTTCTGGATCAAATTCCGGTATAACACCTGGGTTTTATATAGGTATCGGTTTACAATATTCACCTAAGTTCTTACAATTCGGAAAATAATATAAAAAATGGCATTTACAACTACATCTAAATTTGTTCAGATAACACCATACCTCCTAATGGAGTATATGTACGCTGATGAACCAACCCCGGAGACATATTTTGTTAATAACGGACCTGTTACTGTGGGGTACGATAAGTTGGTAAATGACTACATGAATAATAACGTGCAGGTATTTAATAGCGAATCTGATTATTCAATAACACATAATACCACGGAGAATAGTGTGGTGAGAATAGGGGAAAGCTCATTTGTTACTTTAGATTCGAATCTGATAATACCTTTTAATGACTATAGTGATGAATTAACTAATACTGTTGATCTACCTATAACATTTCCATCGAACATACAGGTTGTTTACGATACTGTTAGATATCACATTAGGGCCGGTTATAACCTAAATAATATAGATGGTATTATAATGGGAATAGAATACCAGGATCAGAACTTGGAGTTTGTTACGGTTTCACAAATCCTTATAAAAAAAGGAACGGAGCAGGACTATTATTTGAATCCTAGCCCAGTTACCATAGGATCTAATATCTATGATAAGTATTTTGAAATAAAAGTACCAAATTTAAAAGATATGGGTGATAAGTATTTAACTGCATCAAATGTTTTTAAACCACAGACACTCGCATCACTAATAAGCTCCAGTGGAGAAGGATTTATATACGGTTCCCCCATCAGAATAAGCGCTTGGCAAATTCAGAATACCGTTGATTTTAATGGATATCAAAGGTATAATTCTTCCCTGATATCTATTTTATCATTAGAGCAGGAGGATCCATTTTCTAATATAGGAGCAACAATAAAAGAATCTGACCAGGGTCAATTCTTTGAATATTATGCAACCGATAATGAGGGATTTATAGAGGACTTTGTTCTTTTCCAGAATTCAATTGGTAATTCATACTATATAAGTCATGAAATAGAAGTTCTTGAACAAATTGGGGCAGCTTTTATACAGACGTCACAATTTCAATCAATACAAACTACCGCATACGATCTACCTAATTATTATAGACCCATAGTTAGAAATGCTGGTGTTGCTGCTAGTTTTACGTTGAGATATACCATGTCGCTGGTTAACAATGTTAATCAAAATAGAACAATAAGAATATCAACATATACATCATCCAATCCTTCACAATGGGGAACTAATATAACACCAATATCACTTAGTAATTTTCCACAGGTTCAGAAGATCTATAATAGGATATATTCGCAGGCTGATATTAAATTGGGTAATAATAATCAGAATAAGATAAGGGAAATAATTAAATATAGTAATGTTTTTATAGATCAAAATTATGTTACTGCAACTATAAATAATCTAAATTTCGTTGATAATACTTTGAGTAATATTGATGGGGCAGGAAATAGTACAGCATATGGTACGGGAAAACTAACCATAGCGATATCTCCTTTTGATAATTTCTATAAATTTAAGTTCATTAAAAGTGGTCCATCTGGAGATCCAGTTGCAATAGATCTTAGTAGCTCCGGTAAATTTAATTTATCTTTTGTTAATCCAAAGGGTAATAAAATACAGATACCATCATTGGACGATAAAGGTATAGCTAATCCATTATCTGGAGAATTAGCATTTAAGATAGATGAATCTATATCCATGCAGATATTACAGATAACCGATAGAAGATTTTTTATAACTAATGGTACCACAGTAAGTCCAGCAACAGGTTCTGTTACTGGAAGTGAGACAATAAAGGTTTCATCAGGGGTAAGCAGTAATGTTCTGGAGAAGAGAATAGAAAGCGTAGTCGCAACAAGGAGAGACGAGAATCAATCGATATCAAGTGTGGGTAATAGCGTAAGTATAGGAGGATCTACCTTAGCCAGTACCGTTGGTAATACCAGCTCCGTTATGTATTGGGGTTATTGGAAAAAAGATGGGGAAGCTGACTTTGTAACGGGTCCAACTGCTGCTCCTGCTCCTATCATAACAACGTCAGGAAGCGGAACAAGTGGAACTGGAATAATAGGTACCTTGGCCCCTGCCAGATCAATAGTTAAATCCATACCTCCTGCATTTATTACATCCGGACAGGCCTCGGCTATAACAACTCCGAGAGCAAATACATCGCAGTCATTGAGGGGTAATATTTTGATCTCTGCTTTAAGCGCTGAAATGGCTGGATATAAAGCAATAGGTTGGGCTGATTCGACAGTAATGCAATATTTCTTAAATCCAGGTAAACCCGGATATATCAAATATCCTAATTTAACTAAGTCTGATTTTGTTAAAGCTGCTGATGGTATACTTTCACCAGCTAGCATATCTTCAATTTCAGGGCAATAATAAAAATATAGATTAGAAATGTTATTAAATTCAAAGCAGAATAGTTTTTATTTCGTATTTCCTAAGGGCTTCTTTCCGGAGAAGGTTATTAATAAATATCTTCCCTATATAAAGAAACAACCTATTCCTTATGATACTATACAAAATTATGTAAATAGTACGATACAATCAATAGGATTCCCTGGAATGTCAATAGATTCAGTTGAACAAGTTAGACCATTAGGTAAAAAAATAACATATAAAAGTTCAACCCCAGTTCAGGAACTATTTTCAAAGGATTTCAGTGTTCAGTTTAGATTGGTTGATGGGTTCATTAATTATTTTATAATGATGGACACGATTCTGCATTTTTTAAATTTTGCAAACGAACAAATATTTATACAGAATTTACCAATAAGGATCATGGACAGCGATGGAAACATAGTGGTCTCAGTTACTTTTAAGGAGGTTACGCTTACCTCATTTTCCGAATTTGAATTAAACTATACATCAAATGCTGCACAGGATGCAACATTTAATGTTGGATTCAAAGCTAACTATATAGATATAGTTTTTGAATCGAATTAAGATATATACATAAATAAAAACAAGATATGAAGACATTCACAGATCTAAAAAAGATTAACGAAATGAAATACGGTCAGCCACTTTACAGTGAAAAAGACCACATGAAGAACTTATTAGTTGCAGCTTCTGGTAACGACCAGAGAGTTTTAAACGATATTGTTGATTGTTTAACAGAGGATCAGATGAAGAAGTGCTTCGATAAACTTTCCAAAGTTTATAATTATACAGGTAGCACTGGACAGAAGATCGCTCCTAGTATATAATATATGAATTTAGTCGGAATAGACTTTTCTATAAACTCCCCCGCTTTCTGTTGTTTGGTTGATGGCAAATACACCTGGGGATCTATAACAAGATCAGATAGAAGTGAGGAATCCCTTTCTAAGAACATCAAGAAACCATATCACATATTAAGTTGTGATGATGCTTTCAAATTGATATTCTTAGAAAAAAAGGATCTTCCCGAAAATTATTCGGAAAGAGAAAGAATTAAGATAACCTATTTCTTAGATATAGTTGATACCCTATGGAAATCTATAATATCTATAATGGGAAAAGAACCATTCCATGTTGCAATGGAGGGTTTAAGTTTTTCGTCTAATGGTAATTCGCTAATTGATATTTCAATGGCAACTGCACTGTTAAGGGAAAGAATAATTAATGATATTGGCGTTGATAACTTTCATGTATTCTCACCAACATCAATTAAAAAATATGCGGTAAAGGGAAATGCTAAGAAGGACGAACTTTACCATGCGTTATGTAATTATATCGAGGATGAAACAAATTTATTCATCTTCTCTAGAATACTAGAAAGCAATAAGGAAGAATGGATAACCGGTAAAAAGGTTGTTAATAAACCAATCGACGATATTGTTGACGCAACTTGGATTAATTTATATTTAAAGGAAGAATTAAAGGAATTTTATGGAATTAAAGGAAATATTAAAAACGCATCTACAGGAAGCCTCTAGCATTCTAAATGACTTCATTAATAACGACGAGTATCTAAACTCCGTAACAGAGGCAGCCGAAACAATCATCACATCATTAAGTAACGGTAATAAAATAATTTCTGCAGGAAATGGCGGGTCCATGTGCGATGCTATGCATTTTGCAGAGGAACTTAGCGGGAGGTATCGTGAGAACAGGGAAGCTTTAGCCGCTGTTTCCATATCTGATCCTAGTCACATAACTTGTGTTGGAAATGATTATGGCTTCGACCAGATTTTTTCTAGATATATTGAAGCTGTTGGAAACGAAGGCGACGTATTTTTCGGTATAACAACTTCAGGAAATTCTAATAATATCACTCGTGCTCTGGTTACTGCCAAGAGAATGGGGATGAAGGTTGTCATACTCACATCAGACCGCCCAGAAAGCGACGTAAGAATGCTTTTTAGCCACCTTATCGATAATATCATACTAACACCAGTAAATAAATATGCGGATCGTACGCAAGAACTACATATCAAAATAATACATTCCCTGATTGATATGATAGAGCGCCAATTGGGAATGAAATAAAATCAATAAAGAGAAACAAAAAGTAAACAAAAAAGTAAAATTTAAAATTAAAAGAAAAATTATGAGTAATTTAGACATTTTCAATTTGGACGCAGAGGCGTTCGTAACGAAAGCAAACGCAGTAGAATCAAAAGATTCGGAATTTTATAAGCCATATCCTGAAAACGGTAAGGATGGAGTTTATAAATCTTTAATTAGATTTGTGCCTAATCCAGCAGATCCAGCGGTATCTAAGGTTCACAAATATTATGTGTATTTGAATGATCCAGTATCAGGAGACGGATTTTCAGCCGATTGTCCATCAACTGTTGGTAAGAAATCAATTCTTAAAGACATGTTCTGGAAGTTAAAGAATTCACATTCTGCTGCAGACCAGGAATTAGCTAAGAGCTTCTCAAGAAAAGAGGATTTCTATTCGTTAGTTCAAATCGTTCAGGATAAAAACAAACCTGAATTGGAAGGAAAGATCATGATCTTCAAATTTGGTAAAAAATTGAATGATATGATCGAGGCACAACTTAAACCAGAATACGGTGATTCTTGTAATCCTTTCGATCTTTTCGAAGGTAGAGAATTCGCATTAAGTGTTAGAAAAGTTGGTGAATGGAATAACTACGATCTTTGCTCATTCGTGGGTGAAAAAAATGCAATTAAGATCGATGGGGTTTCTATGAAAAAATCTCAGGAGGATATGGCAAAAATTCTCGATTATTTAAACGATGGACCTAAAAACTTATCAAGTTTTGATTATAAGGACTGGGATGATGATATGACTGAGAAAGTTATGAGTGTAATCAGAAACACAGTTCCTGATCAAAGATTGGTTAACGAGATCGTTGGTGGTGTTGCTTCTGCTCCTGCAAGAACTGCGCCAGCTCAATCAGCTCCAGCTCCAGTAATGGAACAAGAGTCTACATCTGGTGATTTATACGCTGAGGTATCTCAAACTAAAGTTGCTGGACATGTTGAAAGAACTGAATCTTCCGCTCCTTCAAGCAATAGTAGTTCTTCATTAGAAGATCTTTACGCAGACCTTTAATAAATTAAAAACTAAAAGGGAACATCCTTCTTGGGTTGTTCCCTTCTTTTTATTATGCAACAAGGAAAAATAGAAGATTTAGTAAGATCGGTATTGGCAAAGGAATTTGCCAGAGACCCAAATAAACAAATAGTTTATAAGGCGGGTAACCGACTTAATTTCTCTTGTCCGTATTGTGGTGATTCACACGACTCTAAGAAAAAAAGGGGAAACTTCTATTTAGATACCCTTGGGTATAAATGCTATAATGGTGGATGTGGAATATTCAAGGATGCTATCAGCTTCTTTAAGGATTTTGCTGTACATGGTAAATTAAATGGTACTGAAAGGGATGAAATAAGAAGCGTATTAGAGGAAGTTAGGGGAACAAGAAGAACCGTATATGGTAAAGTTGATATAAGCTACTTCTTTGATAATGACATCACTGATCTATTAATTCCGAGGGAAACATTTATGTCCAAAATGAAATTGGTTGAAGTGTACGGATCTAGTATACAAAGATACGTTACAAGGAGACACCAGAAGCTAGATAAAAAGTTTGCATGGGATAGTAAATGGGAAAGACTATTTCTTTTTAATTTAACACCCGATGATAAAATATTAGGTCTCCAAGTTAGAAATATGAATTCTATTAAGGGATCAGCCAAATATCTTACATATAAACTAAGTGGAATATATGAAAAATTACTTAAGGTAACGGACCAGGATTTCATAGATAAGGTACGAGCTGTAGATCCAATATCCCATGTTTTTGGGATAGGTAATTTGGATTTTTCCTCAGATATAACAGTATTTGAAGGACCAATGGATTCTTTCTTTTGGAATAATTCGGTTGGCTTATGTTCTTTAGAAAACAAATTTCCATTTGAGGTTGACAATGTTAGGTATTGGTATGATTGGGATAAATCAGGTATAGAAAAAACAATGGATCTACTAAGCAAGGGACACACTGTTTTCAACTGGGGTAAATTTCTGGAGGAGAATAATATAAATAAAAATAAAAAATGGGATCTTAATGATTTAGTTATACATTTAAGAACCACCGGTAAGAAAATTAAAAGGCTTGATAACTATTTTACCAATGACATTTTAGATCTTGGATATTTTATAAATGGATAATTCTAATATACATATAGATCTCACCGATGATTGGGAAAAAGAGGTTACTCGAAGATCGACTAGCAAGATAAAATTTCCAATAAAGGTCATAGAGTCCGATTTATATGAAGTAAATACAGAATTCTCTGAACCTAAAATAGCAGACCCTAAAACTGAAGGTAAAAACGAGATATCAAAAAACGTAAGAGTTGTTGATTTATCTGGCAAGAAAAAACAAAAAACAAAAACAAATCTATTCTAATATGTCTACAGAGCAAAAAAGCGACTTTAATAAAATCTTCGAAACAGAGAGAAACGAATGGAGAGAAAAGGTCCAAGTAATAGCAATACAAATGAAGGATATACAGACTCTAGCTAAGGCTCAGATTGATCTATTTAGTCAGAGACAGGTACTGCTTGAATATAGTTATAAACTGGCATCAATTGTATCCAAACTTAATTCTAAATACAGAACTGAAAAATCCAGAAAGATGAAGGATTATTCTGAAAGAAGTGATGTTAGATACGGATCTAATGAGAAAACAGTGTTGATCGAGGGAGATTTAAGCGAGATATCAGAAAAGATAGAATTGGTTGAAGGACATAGAAAATTCATAGACCAAACAATACAAACCACCGATCACATGCTATACGGGGTTCGCCAAAGAATATCGTTGGAGGATTATCTAAGAGGATCTACGGTGAAATAGAAATAACTAATTTATATGTTAAAATTTCAAGTTTCAGAAGACCAACAATGGATGATATTAATTGAATCCCTGGACGAGGTCGAGAAAAAACAACTAGATATATCACTAACGCAAAAGATCCATAACTTCTATTTCCATCCACTGGTTAAGAAGAAGATATGGGACGGAAACATATGCTTTATAGAGAAGAAAGGAAATATGTGGAAGGTTCCTATTGGATTATGGAGAGAGGTTCTTGAGATAGGTGAGAAGTATAAAATCGAGATGCAAATAAAAGGCATAGAGGAGATTATTATAAGGGACATAACACTAGAGGATTTTACTACATGGGTGAATGAATTTTTTGAGGATGGTATAGGTGGTGATCCCGATAAGAAACCCAGAGATTATCAGATAGAAACGGCTTGGAAGATTATAAGATACAGATATTCTATTTCTGAGGTAGCCACTTCGTCAGGTAAGACATTAATATCATTTATGATATTTGCTTATTTGAAATCCAAGGGACTCATTAAAAAATATATGATGATAGTTCCCAATAATAATCTTGTTTTTCAAGGGAGCGACGATTTCGAGGATTATGGAATAGAAAAATTAGGAGTTAAGATTCAGCAAATCGGTGGAGGAAGTAAGCTCAGGGAAGGCTGTGATGTCATTATGGGTACTTTCCAATCACTGGTGAAGAAGGAACCAGAATTTTTTGCTGATGTTGATGTTGTTTTTGTTGATGAAGCACACCATACGAATTCCATGTCCATAAAGAAGATAGTTGCAAATTGCATGCACTCTAGATGGAGATTTGGTCTAACCGGAACATTGACAAAGAAAGGAACCGCTGATTATATGACAATACAGCAATTTTTAGGTCCACTTGTTGTTGAAATCCCGCCAAGCTATCTTTTTGATAATAACTATGCAACACCTGTTTCGATAAAGGTTGTTATTATGGATTGGCTTGAAGATAGCTATAAACAAAAACTTGCTGACATAAAACTTAACAATTCGAATAAATCATCGGATAAAAAAATAGAAGGAAATGAGTTTTATAACATAGAAAGAAAGTTAGTTATAGAAAGCAGAAAAAGACTTAATTACATAGTTGATTTCATTAGTAAAAGTTCTAAGAATTCACTAGTACTATTTCAATCAGTTAAGGATGAATACGGAAAGCAGATATGGAATTTACTAAGAGAGAAAAACTCGGACAAGGAGGTTTTCTACGTCGAAGGTGGAACAAATGAAGCTCTAAGAGAGGAATATAAAACAAGAATGAGCTCGGGTGAAAATAAGGTCCTTATAGCAACTTATGGAACATTCTCTACCGGTATTTCGATCAATAATCTGCATAATATATTTCTTGTTGAATCATATAAGAGTGAAGTTCTAATTAAGCAGAGTTTAGGTAGGGGTATGCGTAAAATGGAAGGAAAGGACAAAGTAAATATTATAGATTTCGTTGACGATTTTAGTACCAAAAATTATTTGAATTATTTAATGAAACATAGTCTGGAGAGAATGGAGATATACAAGAAGGAATCTTTCGATTATAAAATATACAAAGTTAAACTTTAGTTTTCATTGGGATATATACAGAAAACATTTTAATTATGATAATGAAATCATTTACTGAATTTACTAACAATGTATCCGAAGCTAGCTCCGAGGGCAGCACAGGGAAGACTACATTTAGTAGATGGCTTAGAGATATGAACACGAGAGTTGGTGATGATATGAAGGATTCTAATTACTATTCTAGTTATTATGATTCTGATGACAAATATCAAGCTGCAAGAAGAGCAACCAACCTAATTCCTAATGTATTTAGATTAATTACCGGAGCTGGAGCTGCTGTTGCAGATTTCTTAACACCTAAAGGATCAAGTAAAGAGGAGAAAAGTTCAAATAAGTTTACTAAGGACGAACTAAAAGCTAAAAAGACTGAAATCCTTAATAAATGGGAAAGGGATAATATTGGTGATAAAAAAGTTACCGATGCTGATGCTGAAAAGTTCTATAAATCTGGAGTGATCAAGGGTAAAAAATACTTCGGGAAGGATTTTGATCCAGCAAACCCTAAGAATAAGGAAGAGGAAATGTACGCCGATTATATGAATGGTATAATGGAGAGGTATTATAAAAAGACAAGCAATGCACAATAAAACGCTATCATTTAATAACTTTGTAATTTTATTAGAGGGTGGTGCCGCTATTAAAACATCTAGAAGAATAAGGGAGGATGAGTTTGAAGAAACACTAGCCTCAATAAAGAGCATATTGTTGCCGATTATTGGTGTAAATCCCAATTCATCTGCTGGTGAATACATCGTTATTGGAAGCATAGGGAAAAAGAAAAATCCAGATGATACATCGGGTGATCTTGATCTTGGACTTGATTCTAATTTATTCAATGTGCCACTAAAGGAGGTATCTGGATATATTTATTCGATATTAAGTGGATCGGAAGAGCTAACAAGCAAATTGGGATTCGAACCTGAAATAAATTATTTGAAGGGACTAAATATAGTAAGTATAGGATGGCCTATAAACGGTGATCAAACTAACGGAATTGTACAGCTTGATTTAATACCCGTTGCTGATATGGAATGGGCAAAGTTTATCTACTATTCACCTGACTACAAAACATCTGAAAGTAAATATAAATCAGCTCATAGAAACTGGTTACTTGCTGCTATATTAGCAATACGTAGAATGGTATTGGATGTTAACGATGCTGGAGAAGTTATGGATTATGATTCACCTGTGCTGATATTAAGCGATGGTTTATATTGGCATACTAAATCATACAGAGGCAAACTAAAACCTAGATTAAAGAATGCTGCCAAGATAAGCGGAAGCGAGAGATTTATAACTAGAGATCCTCAGGAATTTATAGACTTTGCATTGGGTACAGGTTATTCAATCAATGACGTTAAAACATTCGAAAAGTTATACCAGATTATAGATTCACCTAGTTTTGAACTTTATGATAAGGTTGGCGAAATAGAGGAAAAGTTCCTCGAATATATTACTAGAGCAAATTTAGAGAGGCCCTCCGAAATAAAAAGAGCTTAATCTTATATAAATATAAAGATAAAATTAAAATTAAATATGTCTGGAATTAGCCACTTATATGATATTTACCATAAGAAAGGAAAAGAGTTTATTGATAATCTCTTTAGTACTTATGTAACTGTTAATGAAAAAATGGATGGATCTGCTTTTGTTTTCGAAAGAGATGCTAACGATGGTAAATTTGTATTCTATAAGAGAGATCAGAGAAATCCGATAACAATGGTTGATAGAACCCTTATGAAATATTATGAGAAGCCTATCCAGTATATAGAATCTTTGAGTCCACACACAATAAGTAAAATCCCAAGAGGATGGAAATTTGGATTGGAATATTTTGCTAATAATAAGCCAGTCGAGATTGCTTACGATAGAATGCCAAAGAATAATCTTATATTGTCTTACGTTAGTCCTAAGGACTCTAAGCCTTCCAATAATTTTATAAATGACAAGGAGAAATTAGATACCTGGGCAGATCTTTTAGGAGTTGAGAGACCCCCGATTATTTTTCAAGGATATCTTAGTGAGGATCAGAAAGAAAAAATATCAGATTTTCTACGAACACCATTCGATGATTTGGTATCTGAGTATAAGACTAAGAGTTTTGTTAGGTATATCATAGGTGTACTAAATCCGGAAGCCAAGGAAAGCGCATTAAACGACGACCTTGATAAGGCCATAGAAGGAATAGTTTTTAAGTTTGGTGACGAGAAAGGTGAAGGTGAGACTGTTGTGTCAAAGATGGTAGATCCAGTATTTACCGAAATGGCAAAAAATAAAACCAAATTAAAGATTGAAAATAAACCTAGTGATTTTCTGGGACTTACTGTTCTGGATGTTATGAATTTTATATTGGAATCTGGGGTTGATTCGTTTAGAATCGATGGAGATTCAGAAGATGAGAGGTATATTTCGTTTGTTTCTGATGTATTTTCTAAATTCCTAGACGACTATGGCTATAAATATAAAGGTGCGGATTTTCAGGAACCTGATTATTTAAAGAAGGACGAATTCAGACTAAACAAGGAACTAATAAGAGATAGAAGAGTACTTAGCTATCTTGAGCAGGATGATTCATATGAATCATTATTTAAGTTAATATTGAATTCTTTTAGAAAAATAAAGAAAAGAGCGGGTGGAATAATTACTGCTGGTATAATAAACCAGTTCAATATGCTGGTCTCTGATATACAAAAGGAAGTAGATAGAAAACAGACCCCAAAAATACAAGAATCCCAATCAGTCCCATCATTTTTTGATTTTAGAAAATCTAATATGTCAACCAAGAAAGTTGATTATGTTACGTCTGAGAGTGAAAATGATGATCATAAGGACGATCACTTCTTTTCTTATAATGATTTTATATCAACATTGGAAACTATAGACACCAAGGAAAAGCCCGATGCTGAACCAATAGAAGAAAAAGATAAATCAGCCGAAAAGAAAGACAAAGAATTGCAGAAAGTAAATTTAATTGTTGGAAGATTTCAACCTTTCCATAAAGGTCATCTTAAGATGGCTAATGACCTATTTAAAAAGAATAATCTGCCTTCGATAATAGCAGTAGTTCATCCTGGACATAATAAATCTGGTAAATCTCCATTTGATACTGATCTAGTTGATAAGTATATGGAATCAGTGGTTAGAGAGAATTCTAAAACTATATCCGGATATTTCATGGTAGATCGAGGATTACTCGGAATTATATACGGTAAAGCTAAACAGATGGGATACCTTCCCAAATATATAGGATGTGGTGATGATAGAACAGAAGATTACAAGAAGCAAGCAGAATATCTTAAGAAAGCTGGCGGTGATTTTCCTGATGATATAGAGATCATAGAGACTCCTAGAATCACCAGCGGATCGGAAGTTAGAGATATGATTGATGCGGAGGATTTTGTAGCTTTTAAGAAGCTTGTTCCCCCATCAGTAGCATCGTTTTATCAGCAGTTAGTTTCTTCTAAGAAAGGAACCGGCGTTAATGAAGGTTTATCTGACGATGAATTATCTGATTCTGAAAAAACGGATAAAACAGAAGTTATTAATTATCTGAATGAATATGGCGATGAGAAAACCATAGATGAGGTTAATAAAGAAATTAAAAATAACGAAGAATAAAATGACAAAAATTGCAACTTTCGGACAATTTGTAAGTAATATGAATGAGTCTGATGGATTTGGTACTTCCCCATTTCTAATGAAAAAAAACGGGGATTTATATCATTATTTCTTTAATCTTGATATGGAGAATGAAGAGGTTAGAGGATTCCACCTCATAATCGGGAAATATTCGGATCATGGTAATATAGAAGGTGCTAAGAATTCGTATGGTGTACTAACATTAAATGAAATTTCACCGGAAGTAATAGAGGATATCGCTGTAGATAAGGAAGATATCCCACAGACAGATAAGAATAAATTTAAGATGGGATCTAACGAGCTATCTAGGCTAATGGAGTATGTTTATAAATGTGTTACTGATTACTTGGAGCTTAATTCAAAGGTAACTAGAATATATGACGAGATTCAAGATAATCTCCAGTATGAGGGTAAAGGTACATATATGGAATACATGAAATCTATGTCGGTTTCACAATTAGGCGGAAATTGGTCAGTTCAGGAAGGATCTGATAAGAATTCAGTTATTCTTAGCAGATAAGGAAACATTTATTAAAAAGTTTATATAATTAATAATTAAAATAAATACAAAATGGAAAAATTCGAACAAATTAAAGCTCTTATCGAGCAAACACAAGGTGATGTTGAAAAATTCGCATCTAAAGGAAACGGAGCAGCTGGTACTAGAGTTAGACAAGCTATGCAAGAACTTAAAAAACTTGCACAGGACTTAAGAGTTGAAGTACAGGAAGCAAAAAACAACAAAGCGTAATTTTAATCTCTAAAAAGAAAATCAAATGAGTTACTATTTAGTAAAAGTAAATTTCGAGTCTGGTGAAGTTAATAAAGCAGGCGACCCAATGTACAAAAAATCCCAATTCTTAGTTGCTGGAGAATCTATCATCGAGGTAGAAAAGAAAGTTGCTGAGTATATGGATGGAACCGTTGGAGGATTTGAAACCTTCCAGATCAATAAAACTTTGATCGAAGCGGTTATATACGATAAAGACAAATATGAAGAAGAACTCCTCTAAATCTGCAGAAACTAGTTTCTATGCACCACCACAATCACCAATAGCTATACAGCCTGGAGATACCGGATTTGTTACGGTTGGTAAACAATATAACAGATTCATATGGACGTTTGGAGACTGGAAGAATCAGAAGAAGAGGATAATAAATCCCGATACCAATTGGGATTTAGATTCTAAGCCCATTACTCAAAAAGAATGGAATAAAAAACAAAAAGACCTATTTTTAAAGTAGGTCTTTTTTTTTGATATATAGTCTGTAAAAAAATTAATAATTATGCCATCATCGAGTGTAGCACAACAGAGATTAATGGGGCAGGCTTATGCTGTTAGAATAGGTGAACTTAAACCAGCAGACATAGACCCTAAATATAGAAAAGCGATAGTAGATCTTTCTAAAAGAATGACCGAGAAAGAGCTGAAAGCTTATGCATCAACAAAATATAAAAATCTACCAGATCACGTTGACGAGGATCTAGCTATAGTAACATCACCGAAAATACCGGATTTCTATCCTGGCGGACCAGCCAAGATAATGCCATTTTTGGATCCTGACTCAAAACAAAAATCCAAAGGTAAGAAGAACCTCCAGAATTTGAAGGATTATAGAGATTGGATTTCCTCTAAGTAATATATGATATAGCAGTTCAGATCACACAATGGCTAATAAAATAAAATATAGCGGCTCCTCGCAATCTAATACAATTAAGAAGGGAAATATCCTGATTGGTATAAATAATGTCGATTACGCACCAACCTCATCTACTGGTTTCTGGAACGGTATAACTCCAACATATGGTGGATATACGATATATCTAAATAAGACATCCAATGGACCATCGATTTATGTTGCTTCCAATGACGCACAATTAATAGATTTAACTAATAAAATCGCGGGTACATCATATACCACGGTGGTGCAGTGTCTTAATTATTTTTCGTCGCAATCGGATAGAGTTGTTCTGAATTTCGATTATGAGAATATATTAACGAGCGGGATGGTATTAAATCTGGATTCTGGTTTTTCAGTATCATATCCAACCTCAGGAACAACAATCTATGACATAAGCTCGGGTAATAATAATGCAACATTGGTAAATGGTATCTCATTTAACCCAAATGGGTCATCGTTTGATGGAGGTGGAAGTTTAACCTTCGATGGTGTTGACGATCGTGTGGATTTCTATGCACCGAATCTATCTGGTACCGCCAGTGTCGAGATGTGGTGTAAAATAGGATCAGATTATAGTAATAGGATGTTCATGGGATGGCAATATTACGACGTATATACTGCGGGTGGATCAATTGGGTATAATACTGGGAATGGTGATGTCTATGGAATATCTCAATCCACTGTTAACTCATTGGGTATCGTTAACGAATGGGCTCATTATATATTTGAATTTAGGAGTGATGTTGCATATACAAATAATAAGATATATGTTAATGGAGTTTCACAGACATTAAGTCAACAGTACTCCGGTGAAGCATCAGGTAACAGAAACTTTAATAGCGGCTACGGTAAGATTGCAACTTGGGGAGGTGGAGGATATAATATGATCATGGAATGTGCAGTTTTTAGAGTTTATAATAGATCACTAACACAATCAGAGATAACCCAGAATTATAATTCGCAAAAGGGAAGATTCCAAAATTTTTATACCAATGGTAACTTTAAATTTTTAACTTCAGGAGGTGCACTCCAGAATTATTCTGGTGGATCTACTAATAGTACGACGACCCTTCCTGGATATAGTTACTCGTTGCAACTCCCTCAGACACAGTATGGGACATTTACTAGTGATACACCAGTTCAGGTTGATACAACAAAAAAATATAAGGTGACAGTTAAAAATAGGACTCTCACTAAGGGTGGGCCGGGAGATAATAT